AAGATTAATGATACCCATTATCTCTAATAAGTCCTTGTAAGCCATTTTCTTAACTATAAATGGGCTTGTATTACATAATAAAGCTAAACTCTTTACAACCTTGTTTTTCTCGCTTCCTTTGCCTTCTTGTATCTTTACATATTTCTGATAAGTTTCTATCGTTATATCTGCCCACTTATCAGGTATTGTTAATTTAACCTCTTTCATTACTAATAAATATAAAAGTTCATAATTCGTTTTTTATTACAATATATAGTATTTACCTGAATGGTTAACACTTAATTTATTTAAACATAAATATCTTGTTGCATCAATTAAATGGTCATTGATCTTGACAGGTGTATTTAATACATCACCATTTTTATCTGTCGCCCACTTATAACCTCTAAATTCTTTTATTGCATTTAAACTATCTTTAGTTATATGCAGCTTATATCTTCTCATTATATCAATTCCTAAATGTATTCCTGCACCTTTTTTAGCAGGTTTTATATTGAATCCTTGCCTATATATTTCTTCAATCGTTTTAGGTTCTGCTGAATCGCCTATTATTTCTGATTGTCTATCTATTCTAAATTCCCTTAGCTTATTGGCTAAATCAGTATTCGTTAATCTCTTTTCATAAAGCATTTCCTTAATGTATAAATTGTCATCAGATTGATATACTGCAACTAAAGCACTTGGACTATTTGTAAATCCGAAATCTAATCCGTAGCCAATTAATCTTCCTTGCACTTCATCTACTAATTCAAACTTTCTAAATATCATTGTCTGAACAGAACCAATTTCACCCAATCCATACACCTGCCAATAGTCAGGGTCTAGGTCTTTCAATCTTTCTATTTCTGCTACAGTATCATCATCTAAAAAGGGGTTTGCTCTATATGTGGATTTAATAAAGGTGCAATCATCACGAACTACTACTTTATCATATATCCAACTATAAGGGTCTGAAGGGTTATAATCTAAATATATCTTTTCTGTTGTTCTTAATATAAGCTGCTGCCAATCTTCATAGGTAAATTCATTTGCCTCGTTTAGCCATAAGCAATTACGCTTCCTACCACGAATCTTTTGTGGTTGATCTACTGAAATAAATTCTAATAGGTTTCCATTAAGCTGATAGGATAGTTCTGATTTATTGTGATATTCTTCAGTATATAAATCTAATTCTTTTAAAATTTGAAGCATATCCCTATAAGCAGTAGCCTTTAATGCAGGTAATGTTTTACGACAGATCGTGTATGTTTTTCCTGTATCTTCTAAGCATTTAACTATAAATAATTGAGCAAGAGAATAACTTTTACTAGAACGAGTGCCACCTTGTAGGCAGGTTATTCTAGTATCTGAATTGTATGCCTTATGGAATACATTAGTTGTTTTAATCTTTGCCTGTGTCAATCACTTCAATTTTTAATTCTGTAAACGCCTTGCCCCCACTTGTTACATCTAGCTCCGACCTTTCTGTGTACCCCCTCAATTTGCCTTTTGTTTTTAAATAAAATATAGTTGCTGCTGTAGAATTATCTGAAATCTGTTTATGTAATTGACTTTCTGCAAAATCTAATGCAACATTCTCTATCTCTTTTACTTGTTTTCTAAAGTCCTCATCATCTTTTAGCCATTTGTAATATGTGCTTCTGGGTATGTCAGCTTTTTTACACGCCACAGTTACAACGCCTAACGCGTGTTCTAAGGCGTTTAATAATGCTTCTTTTTTTATGTGTCTACTTTTGTTCATTTTCTATTGTATTTTTATAGTGCCTTGCTTCTCTTTTTCTTTGCTTTAGCTCCTCTATGTGGTTCGGATCGTTTCTTTTTATTTCTCTTTTCATTTTAACCTTTCTTATTCTATCAATTTCTTCTTCTACTTCCATACACTGCCACATTCTTGAAAGTGAATAATATACAATAGAATACCTATAAGAATCTTTATGTAAATATGTTATAGGGCTAACGCCGTGTAACAGGTCTTGACCATCAAATATGCTAACTGTATTATCTGCAACCTCAATTGATATATCTATTTCAGGTATTACCAAATGCCCACCCCTCACATCACCTTTAAATACAATCATATTGCTATACACCCCTCTAAAGTTTCCGCTATCAAAATGATAATTCAGTTGATTGTTTTTGTTTACTATTCCACTTGTAAAAACACTATCCTTTATTACCCACTCTTTTTTTATCTTTTCTTTTACTGTTTCGGTATGGTATTCAAATGTTTCAGGAAAACAAGCCTTGTACTCTCTTTGTATTTCTTTTGCAAAGCTGCTTATAATGTAATGCTCATTTGGGTTATTTTTAGCCATAGCAGTAGCACTACAATAATCAGCCCTATTTTCTTGTCTTGGTTTATATCCAAATACAGCACTTTGAGATTTTAGTCCGTGAACCCTTTTTCCTGTTCCATACTTTATTTTTTGCACAGCACTTCTTACTTTTGTTGTTGGTGTTTTAAGTTTTTTATATAAAAGAATAGGTTTATCTTCACAATATATAATGGCATCTTGTTTAATGTGTTTGGTGACATCAGATAGATGTGCCGTTCTTCTCACAAAATCTTTCTTGTTTATTTTTTTCCTTACTACATCTATTCTTTTCATAGCCTTTTATCTCTTAATCTTAATTCTGCGTTGCCTGTGCTTTTTCTTATATATGGTGTGCAATAATTTGGAAACATATTGTAAATTCTATGTATGCTATCAAATATATACTGCTTTGTTCTTATTTCCTGCAAGCCCCCTTCTTGTTTGTAATAATTAGATTTAACTGTAATGTCATCAAATCTTATTAATTTTTTGTTTTTTATGTATTGCCTTATGCTATACTCATAATCTTCTCCGTGATTTGTTTTTCTTTCTAAAAATTCATCGTGCTCAACAATTATGCCAAACATTGAAGCAATTATGTATGACAGTTTTTTATAAACTCTATGCTTCATAAAATACGGATTCCCTGCTGCATACATTCCAAAAATCTTTGTTTTGTTTTTTTCACATAAATCAAAGCCCTTTACAATAAAGTCCTTTTCTAAATTATTTATAGGCTTAAGCTTAGATCCATCTTTTACAAACACACCATCTAAATCGTCGTCCAACATTACAAGCTTTGTGTTTTCTGGATAATACTTTTCTATAAAATTTCTTTGCTCACCTATTGTTGGAACCCCCACTACTATTTTGTATTTAGATCCTAGGCTATTTATGTATTCTTTTTCTTCCTCTTTATCTGCAACAAAGATTGTAACCCTATTTATATCTATATTGTGCTCATCTATAATTTTTAATGTTTTCTTTTTTATGGTTTCAGGTCTTTTGTATGAGGGTATTGCTATTTTATAGTTCATTTTTAAAATATTTTTCTATTAAAAAATTAAATACTTTTGTATTATCTTCAAGATTTTCTTTTATTCTTATTTCTTCCAATTTATTTAGGACTATTTCGTATTCCTCATTGTTGTAATACAATACTATCTGTTTTATTTGTGCGTTTATATAGGCGTCTATTTGATCTGCGAAACCATCTTTTTCTATTTCTTTATCTTCTTCTTCCTCAGGCTGCCAAACATCTATTCCCCAGTCTTTTAGTTCTGCGTTTTCCCACTCATTAGCTAACATATCCCAATCCCAATCACCAAACGAAGCGTTGTCCTTTATTATAAACTGTTTCTTTTCTTTTGGTGTTAAATCGTTTTCCTGTATGCAATAGGTTTCTGTTATTCCTAATTGTTTTAATGCTTTTAGTCGCATATTTCCACCCAGCACTATAAACTTTTCATCTACGACTATTGGTCTAATTTCTAGCATTTTAGGAAATTCTGAGATTGATTTTTTTAACCTTTCAAATTTGCCTTTATTTATTGTTCTGGGGTTGTTGGGGTTTGTTTTTAATTTGCTTACCTGTATTTTTTTTGCTTTCATAATTTAAATCTTTTTTCATATTCTATTCTTGCATACACTTGGTGGCATACATTTTCTAAATGTTTTATTCGGCAGAACATATTAAACGAACTATCTGATTCTGCTTTGTTGTGGCAATCTCTGCACAATCCCATTAGGTTTTCTATATAATCCTTACTCTTGCTACCACCCATTCCTCTTGGGTTTAAGTGGTGAATATCTACAGCACGGTCTTGCTGACACATTTCGCACATAACAAAGTCCTGTTCGCCATAATCAAAAAAGTCCATATAAACCTTAGTGTGTTTCTT